CGTCAATGACACCTTCAAACCGTGAACTGGCTTTCGCCAGAGCCCAAAAGATCAGTGTTTCCAGTTCGAACGTAAACGCGTTGCCCATGGCAGAAAACTTTTCAGTCTTCACCAAGGGTCCGCGATGTCCGAACTGGGTATACCTCGTCCGGAGACGGAAGAGGTAGTCACACCAATCTGAGGGTAGTAGAAGGGTTACGAGCTCTGTCGTGACGGAATCTGAAGCTGCCTTAAGATCTAAGGTAGCGAGGTCAGCGAAGTATGCATAAAATGCACCAAGCTGATTCTCCTCTTGAGAGTTCAGATCTATACCAAAGTGTTTGAGACGCGACCGAATGTACTGACCAACTCCCTGCTGCAAATAACCATTCGCAGTAGGTTGCATGTCAATACCTCTATCGACGTCCCAATCCTTCGGTACAGTCGTGAAACGAGAAGCCTCAGTGTACAACCAGAAGTCCTTGACTAAAGATACAGGCCCACTAGGATAGAATCCAGTGATAGCCTCGATCCAATTCGGATCACTCTCAATCAAGAGCTTCATGTACACCATGGCTTCACGAGACACAGACATCTTTCCAGAGATCTTTTGTGCCCGATACGTGCCATTTGGGTAATCCCAAGTAGCACCGGGGCCCCATCTGCACTTCTCCGTGACCTTTCTTAGGTCGAAGACTCCTAATACCTCTGAGATGTAACCTTGAGCCATAGAAATTATGGTTATCAAGTCACCACCGGGATAACCGGTGTTGTCTCTAAGGTTTCGGAGTCGACGATTTGTCGAACGGTTCGTGAGCTCGTCCGCTCTCCAGCGAACGAGAGCTTCTGCTTTTGGGTCCACACCAGGTTTCTTCCACCCCTTCCATTTAGAAAGGAGCTTAGAGTCCAAGTATTGAACTGCGAAGTCAGTAGCTACAGCAACAGAACCATCCACCTGCCTCTTTGGAAGAGGTTCGGTAGGACTATCCAATTTGGATAGTCTGTTAGGATGGCCGGCCACATCTAAGCATGTCCCAATCCTTCGAATAACTTCGAGGAAAATACCATCACTGGTAAGGGATGAGCGCATGATCGAAAGTCCTTAGATTAATAAGGACGATCGAGGTCTTGAACGATCGAAGTCAACTGCGCGTTGGCGGCCAAGTAATTGGCCATCATTTTGCGCAAGTTGTTCCGATCGATCGCGGCCGCTCGTTCAGGAATGATGAACTCCGAGAATGCTCGGGGTACATAAGCAATAGTCGGTGCCGGCGCAATGCCGGTAGTCGACGAGTTGCTGATACTTTCCAGAACGGGCTCATGCATGCCGATGCGGATGCGATACGATCGGTCCTTGGAGCCCATGCCGGCAGTAGCCGGCGCAGGTTCTTTGAACTCGATGGAGATCTTC